ATACAGCCGAACAGAATCATAAAAGCAAAGCCGAACTTTACGGATGACCCTCAGCTTTTCAGAATTTACAAAGTTGGAAAGACTATGGAGGGTCGTTTCACCGTTTACGCTCAACATATAAGTTATGACCTCAGCGGTAAGATCATCACGACAGGAACCGCTGCGTCTTGTGTTGCAGCTTGCGCTTTGCTCGAAGCGGCGGCAGGTTCGTTTACAATAACCACGGATAAAACTGTGTCGGCATCGTTTAGCATCTCGACGCCTTCATCTGTCCGCTCGTGGTTCGGAGGCAAGGAAGGAAGCCTGCTTGATGTTTACGGCTCGGCGGAATGGCAATATGACAATTACGCTTGCAGTTTGAAGCAGACAAGGGGAGCTGACCGTGGCGTTGAAATACGCTACGGAAAGAACCTCACCCAGCTCAGCCAAGAACTCAACATGGAAAACCTGTGCACAGGCATATATCCATTCTATAAGAACGGCGAAACGGGCGTCGTAACAACCGGCGCGAAGGTTTCCACAGGTCTTATTTTAGACGTAGACAAAGACAGGGCGGTCGATTTCTCGAACGACGTTAACCCCGAAAGTGCTACACCTATATTGACCCAGCTTGCGAACCTTGCGGCGGCTTATGTAGCAAATAATAATTTTACCGACATTGTGAACTCGATCACGCTTGACTTCGTACAGGCCGGAGAATTAAAAGACCGTGTCGACTTGTGCGACACGGTACATATTTATTTTGAAGCGCTCGGCATAACCGCCAGCGCAAAGTGCGTCACGACTGTTTGGGACGTGTTGCAGGAACGATACACGCAGACCACGTTCGGAAACCCGCGCGTCAATATAGCTGACACGCTCGCAGAAGCCGCCAAAACGCTTGCAGAAACCCCGACGGCTTCCAATATGCAGAAAGCAATACAACGCGCCACAGATTTAATTAGCGGCAATTTGGGCGGCTATGTAGTTTGGCACGACGGGGACGGTGACGGTTACCCGGACGAGTTGCTCGTCATGGATACCGACGACATAAACACGGCAACGAGGGTCTGGCGTTGGAACCTCGCGGGCTTGGGCTTTTCTTTTTCAGGTTATGCGGGACCATATAGCACACTCGCCCTGACAATGGACGGCGAGATCGTCGCGGACGCGATCACAACGGGTGTTTTAAATGCCGACCTTATAAAGGCGGGCGTAATTGAAGACGTGGCGCAAAATTCACAGATTGACATGACGAACGGCGCCGCGGTTCTATATCAGCTAAAAGCAAAAAGTAAATTCGATTTAATAGACAGCAACAACAATGTTAAAGCGACTTTACAGCACCAATCTAACGGCGGTACAACCTTCAGGCTATTTACTCCCGGCGGCGACCCGCGAGCGTCGTTGTTTTACGACCCGGCGGACGTAGACAGCGGAGTTATTAGACTTTATAACAGCGACGAAAATATTATTTTCACGGCATACGCGCGAGCAGGCGGCGAAGGTGTAATTTATCTATACGACCACACACAAGACGCAAAAGCTATAATGGGCGCCCCTTCCACGGGCGGTTTTTTGTGGCTTTATGATTCAAACAATGTTCAGACTATCGACATAGACGGACAAAACGGGAAGGTCAACTGTCAAAAAATAAGTGTAAACCAGCAAACGGCGTACAACATCAGCATGTCGGGCGCATGGTCTTCAGTTGATGAATTTACGATATACCGCATGGGTAATCTTTGCTATGTTCGACTTGTGTTACTTGGTGACGGCACCAGCGTTGCAAGCGGAGCGAACGGAGCAACGGGAACGCTAACAGACGGCGACCTTCCTATTGTTGACGCGAAGCTTGTCGAATATTACGGAAGCAACGCAATAATTGCCAACATAGACACCAGCGGCAATATAACCGTTCGAAATGTAGGCGCGGCGATTGCGGTTGCGGTAGGCGGAAAAATCGAGTTATCAGGTTCGTTCATAGTCGCATAAAAATACAAAGGAGAGATAAAAATGCACACTATTAAAGTAGACCTTGTACCGGGCAAAAGCGCTCCTGTTTGTTACGCTTCGCAGTTCGATGTCGGCAGACAGATAAAGATCGAACTGTTAAACAACGGACAGCCGTACACACTCGCAGGTACCGAGACAGTGGCCTTTAACGAGCGCAAAATGGACGGCTGTGTCGTAACGGCTGAACTGACGAACAACGGCGGCACTTTCGTCATCCTCAACACCACAGAACAGATGACCGCTGCCGCTGGTGCTTGCCTTTGCGAGCTGAATATCGCAGAGGGTGAGACCAGTATCGGCACGGCTAACTTCCTGATGTTCGTTGAAGACAGTCCGCTCAATAACGGAGTTACTTCTGATTCGCAGATCCATAACCTGCAAACACAGGTCGACGCAGATGTCGCTCTCGCTCTGGCAGAGCAGTACGACAGCGCGAACGTGCTCTTTGATACTGTTCCTACGCAGGGACACAACAAGCCGTACACGGTCTCTTCGCAGGGCATAAAGGACGCGATCGCCAGCGAAGCAACGGCAAGGTCGAACGCTGACAGCGCTATCATCACAGACCTCAACGCAGAAGTGTCAAGCCGTGAAAGCGCAGACAGTTTACTCGGTGCAAGAATTGACAACATCATCGCACTCCCTGACGGTTCCACAACAGCCGACGCAGAGCTGACCGATATTCGTGTCGGTGCAAACGGCACGACCTACCCGAGCGCGGGCGACGCTGTTCGCGAACAGTTCGACGAGGTTAATACCGAGATTAATAATCTCGCTGTTAATAACGATCTTATTGGAGCTAATGACCGTAAGACCGTAACTCCTACATTTACAAATGGAAAATTTATAAATCCGACTACGGGTGTTACTTCTAATAATGCGGAAGCCTCGTATTCTGATTATATTAACGTATCAGGGTTTGAGCGAGTCGAGCTGGCAACGGTTGTTAATATAGCTAATGTGAGCAGGGGGCTTGCCTTTTATGACGAAAACCGTACATACATAAGTGGAATTAAAGCTCTATACGATACCACCGTTTCCGAAATCGATGTAGTTGTAAGAGATCTTCCAATTCCTCCCACTGCTGTATATATGCGGACAACATGGATCGCTACGACAGCACCAAAATATAATGATTTCAGTTTTTCTTGTGTTCTTAAGAAGGGAAAACTCCTTTCCTCAGATTCGAACATATCGCGTTCCGCGAATGTGTTTGATCGTTCCAAGCTGACTGCAAACAAATACCTGCAGACAAACGGCATATGGAAAAACAGTACTATATACGCCGTAACGGATTTCATTCCTGTCAAGCCGGGCGATGTTATCGTGGGCGGCAGAGGAAGAGACTACGAGCCTAGGGAAATGGCTTATGTAACAGCTTACGATGTATATAAAGAGATTCTTACTGATTCCGGTGCTACTAACGTAACATCTTATACTGTTCCTTCGGGAGTTGCTTACGTCAGAATCAGCGCAAACTCTCAGTGGTTAGATCTGAGCGGTTCAAAGATTTTCCTGCATGGAGTTCTTGAAAAAACTCAGCCTTATTATGAAGGTCCTACGAGCGAGTTGGCATCAGACAACTATACGAATATCAGCAACCTGTTAAGGTACCCGTTGACCTCGTTGCCTGCTTATGTGCTGGACAACATGGCGTATAAGCCGATTGGGCCACTGTCCAAAGGCTATGTTTGTCTTGTTGCTGATGACGGTAGAGCCGAGCTTGAAACTTATACGATTCCGCTTGTAACGAGTAAGAACGTGCCTGCTACATGGGCGGTTATGCAAGATTCAGAAGTGTTTGCGACACAAAGCGGATTGGATGCGGTCGTTGACTCGGTTGTAAACCACGGTTGCGAGATCGCGCAGCATGGCAATATTAACTGGGACAACTATGACGAGTTTGGTCTAAACAGCTTCTTCGATGAAGAAAAGGCGTTCTTTGACAGCATTGGTCTTACTCCATACGGAGCTGTCTGCCCTTCACATCGAATCAATAATATGATCCGCGCTGTGGCTGGCCCTCGCTTTGGCTGTCTTCGTACAGGTTTCCAGTTTGGAACGCCTTATTATGACAACTACATGAACGGCGCCAGAAGTAATTTGTACGGAATGACTTGCTACGGAGTAACAGACGGAACGCTGCAGGGCCAGAAGGATCACCTAGATTATGCAAAAGCTAATAATCTGCTTTGCATAATTTTCTGGCACGACAACGATATGAGCGATCCGACAACACTCGGAAGATTAAGCGATGTCATTGACTACGCTATATCTATCGGCATTCAGTTCGTAACTTTAAAAGACATTCCGAATCTTATTTGAGGAAGTACATAGGGGGACTTTATGGAAACAGTAATCAGTTTTACACCCGCACAGCTCGTGGGGTTCATCACAGCAATCGGCGGGGCGGTTGCAGCAATCGGAACAATGGGCGCGATGATCTTCAAGTTGTTCAAGAAGATCAAACAGCCTGAAATCGAACAGAACGAGCGTATAAAAGCGCTCGAAGAAGAGAACAGAACGAGAAAAGAGGAAATCAAGAAGCTCAATGAAAGGCTTGAAACGGGGGATAATAACTTCAAGGAACTGGAGAAAACAAACAAGATAATTCTCCGCTCCTTACAAGCCTTGCTTCGTCACAGCCTCGGGACCGCTGATCCCGGGGCTTTAACAGATGCTATGAAGGAGTTAGATAACTACCTCGTAGAAAAATAAAACAAAAGGAGAAAAATACCATGTCAAACAAAACCTACGATGTAATCAAGTTCATTTCTTTACTTATCGCACCTATTGCGACATTCGTTGCGGCTCTTGCCTCGATCTGGGGCTGGGGTGACATCGGCGCGAAAGTAGTTGCTACCATTTCCGCGGTCGACGTATTGCTCGGCGCGGTCGTCATCGTTCTCAAAACACTCTACGACAAACAGCAGAAAGCCTTAAAAGGCGGTGAGTGATATGGATAGAAAACATACTGCCTATTATGTATTGTTTCAACCCGGCTCCAATAATTGCGCGGCTGTCGTTTCTTACATGGCTGGCTACTTCAAAGCCGCCAAGCAGTATTATACGTCCATAAAAGACCTTGCCACGGGTGACATCGTGTTCTTCCAGAATAGCAAAGGCCTGTCGCACGTCGGCATCTGCGTAGACTGGAGCGACGCAAACAAGACCTTTACGACAGTAGAGGGCAACAAGAACAGTAAGGTCAGCAAGTGCACCTACAAGTATTCCGAGGTTGGCGGCTATGTCGCAGGCTTCGGAAAACCCAGATATACGGATGACCTTACCCGTAAGAACGCTATCGCATACGCTCTTTCACAGGTCGGCTACACCGAGGGAGCAAACAACTGGAACAAGTACGCCGACGAACTGGATAAGGTCGAC